GGTGGAATAGGAACTAGCTTAAATCCGTGGTCAATGTAATCTTGTATGATTGTCAATTTTAGAGTTTCCCTTCAATAAAGTATTGAAAGTTTACATGAATCATAATATACTGTCTACCAGTTAATTAAATTTTAGTTTTTAAAGGAGCTACGGAATGACCCTAGAAAAAGAGATTTCTCAGTTAAATCAAACGTTGATTGAAATACGAGATATTTTGAAAGTAAGAACTGAACCAGTGGTGTCAGTTAATAAGATTGTAGAGACGGTATCAGAAGTAGCCCCATCTAGTAAATCAAAAATGGTAGAAGCTCTTGAAAAAGTTAAAGTTCCTGAAGACATTAAAGAAGTAGTTCCAGTTCAAGATCCGTTTAAAGGAGTTGTAGAAGAAATCAAAGAAGAAGAACCTGTGAAAACACCTGAACCTTCTACCGCATTTCAAGATGCCGATGACTTCACTGATTACTTGAAAACAAGTTACCAAGATTTAGGACCTACCAAAGGTGCTAAGATTCAGGATATCATGGTAAGACATGGATTTAGTAATATTAATGATATTACTAGCGACAAGTACGACGATATCGCTAAAGACATCGAAGAATTGAAAAACCAAGGATAAACATTTGTGGAAGACCCTTTTTCAGAAATTCAAGAGGATTGGCCTGAACTTCAGATTCCTGTTAAAGGTTAGGAAACTAAAGGTTATCAATTACTCTTACATAAGAAAACTTTATAAAAAATGACTAATGAAAATTGGAATCGTTACCAAAAAGCATGGCGTGATAAAAACAAAGAAAAGCAGAAGGACTACAGTCGTAAATCTTATCTTAAAAAACATGCTGAACGATTAGAAAAACAAAAGAAATACCGTGAGAGATTAAAGAAAGGAGAAAATGATGAATAATGATCAATTGTATTCTGAAATAAAAGACATTCTTCTTGATTTACCCTCATCTGAAGTTTTTGAAATATATAATCAAGTTGTTTCACAATATTCGCCTGATTTACACCGTCGACCTGAAGTTAAAATGATGCCTAATGATAAAAATAGTTGGCATCACAATGAACGAGTAAAGTTAATTCTTGAGCATCACCCTAAGTTCAATGTGTGGAAATCTTCTTGGTCGGATGAACAAATTGATAAAGCTCTTCAGGAAGTGAAGTTTGCAGGAAAAGATTCCTTTTTAAAAACCATTGGAAATTTTAAAACTAAAGAAGAATTAAGAGAATCTAAATTGCATCTTATAGAATGTTTTAGTTCCACAAAAGAGAAAACAGATGAGTGATTCAACACACGCTAGATTAAGTCCAAGTCAACGAAACCGATGGGCCAATTGTCCTGGGTCAGTTGCACTTCAAGAAGAACAACCTTCTAGCGAATTTGCTCAAGATGGAAGTAAGACTCATTTGATTCTTGAATTCTGCCTAAAGACTAAGGTGTCACCTTTGTTCTTAATCGGTAATAAATACCTCTATGAAGGTGTTGAATTCATCTTTGATTCAGACCGTGCTTTAAGAGTCCTAGAAGCATTTAATTATGTGAAAGAAAGGACTAATGACTTTCACCCTGATTTCACTGTAATCACTGAATCAAAGGTCAGTCTGTTTGGAACACTTGGACGATGGGATCTTGATGGCACTGTCGATGTGCAGATCTTTGGACCAGACTTCATTGAGATAGTGGACTATAAGGATGGTCATACTGTCGTAAGTGTTAATAACAATCTTCAGCTTCAACAGTATGCAGCGGGAGTATTGTCTCAGAACTTGAAAACATCTGTTGATCAGTTCATTACGACGATTGTTCAACCTAGATCAGTAATGTTCAACACTAAGAGTATTCGGTCTCAGACGTATACCAAAGATCAGGTAATGAACATTTTAGAGATCATTGAAATGGAAGCAAGGTTGACTGACATCGGAGAAGGTTTACTAACGCCAGGTACTGATCAATGTAAATACTGTTCTTTCTCAAGTAAATGTAAACCGTTAATGATGAAATGTTTGGAGATGTTTAATTGAATATTAACGAAATGACCACAGAAGATTTTAAAAAAGTCCTAGAAATGGCCCCTATGATTCGTAATTTTCTTAAATCAGTAGAAGAAGAAGCACTTCTGAGATTAAAGAAAGGTGCTACGATCCCAGGCTTTAAACTAGGTGTTGGTAACTCACGTCGTGAGTGGAAGTTAGAAGAAGAACAGTTAACCAAGAAATTTGTAAAATTAGGGATTCCTAAAAAAGAATTATTTACTCAATCATTTGTTTCACCTGCTCAGTTGGAAAAGTTAGTTTGGCACGGGAAAGATGGCCAAAATAATTCATTATCTAAAAATCAGCTCCAATTAATCAATAAAGAATTTAGTACAAAGTTAAGTGGAGCTGAGAAAATCATAAAGGAGGCTGATGCCGATGATCTAATTGATAAACCCGCCGAAGTAGTGAATCTGTTTAAACCGTTGAATCAAGAAATACCAGAATTTTTAAGGAGTTAATTAATCATGAAATCTCAAGTAAATAGCGTTATACACCTATCAAATGTTCGTTTATCTTTTCCAAATATATCTGAACCAAGTAAATACTTATTGGAAACAACTGGTAAAACAACTTACTGTTGTGACTTTATTCTTTCTCCTGAACATCCTGCTCTTAAAGAGATTAAAGAAGTTTATGCGGAGTTGGCTTTAGAGAAGTGGGAAAAAGATGCCCCTGCTGTTATGAAACTGATTGATAAAGAAAAGAAATTTCGTTTCTTTGGCCCTGGTGATGAAAAAGTGAATACTACTACTTTTGCAATACACCCTGGATATGAAAATAATGTGTATGTAAGTGCTAAGAAAGACGATGTTCGTCCTCAGATCGCAGATGAAGAAGGTAAAGCAATTGATCCTTTGAACACTATGTTATATCAAGAATACGCTAAGAAGTTTTACGGTGGTTGTTATGTAAATGCTGTTATCAAAATATGGCTTCAGAATAACAACTTTGGCCGAGCAGTTAGATCTGAGTTAGTCGGTCTTCAGTTTTTAAAAGATGGAGAACCATTTGGGGAAAGTGCACTTGATGTCTCTACAATTTTTTCAAAGGTTAATAACGATAGTTTTTCAGCCAACGTTCCTTCATTCTTGAAATAATGTTTGAAGATTATATCTACGATGTAGAAACCTATCCCAACGCGTTTACAGTGGCAGTGGAGCATGCGTTTGCTCCACTGAAGTGGTCCTTTGAGATTAGCGAATTCAATGATCAACGGGAGGACTTTTTCAGATTGATCCACTATATTCGTAATCGTAAGGGAAGACTGGTCGGGTTTAACAATATCAATTTTGATTATCCTGTTTTGCACTTATTGTTAACCACAAATAAAGTGACACCGGAGAATCTATACCAAAAAGCTCAACAGATTATTCAGTCTCAAACATTTGATGAAAATGCTTGGAAAAATATTGTTCCTGAAAATGAACGAGTTATTGAACAATTGGATTTATTCAAGATTCATCACTTTGACAACAAAGCTAGAGCCACGAGTTTAAAGATTCTTGAATTCAATATGAGGTCTGAATCTATTCAAGAACTGCCGTTTCCAGTGGGTACGATTCTTGATCAAAACCAAATTGAAACTTTGAAAAAGTACAATGCTTACGATGTGGCCCAAACTAAACAGTTTTATCATCACTCTGTGGATATGATTAAGTTTCGCGAAGAATTGAGCAAGCTGCACAATCGTAACTTCATGAATCATAACGATACAAAGATCGGTAAAGACTTTTTCATTATGGAACTTGAGAAGTCAGGAGTTAAGTGTTTTGAGAATAAGAAACCTATTCAGACCATTAGACCTAGGATTGACCTTAAAGATGCTATTCTACCGTCGATTGAGTTTGAACAACCTAAATTCAATGAAGTGTTGAATTGGTTGAAATCTCAGACCATCACTGAAACTAAGAATGCCTTTAAAGATCTTAAGGTGATGATTGACGGATTTCCTTTTGTATTCGGCACTGGTGGAATCCATGGATCTATTGAGAATGAAATTGTCGAGTCTAATGACGAGTATGTCATCGTGGATTTGGATGTAGCATCTTACTATCCTAATCTAGCAATTGAAAATGATTTTTATCCTCACCATCTGACAATTCGATTTTGCCAAATTTACAAAAATCTCTATGAACAACGTAAATATCACCTTAAAGGGTCTGCCATCAATGCAATGCTTAAACTTGCTTTAAACGGAGTGTATGGAGACAGTAACAACCCTTACAGTCCTTTCTATGACCCATTGTTTACAATGAAGATTACTCTGAATGGTCAGTTATTACTTTGTCAGTTGGCTGAACAACTAATGAAAATTAGCCGTCTTCTCCAAATCAATACAGATGGTCTTACAGTCAAAGTTAAAAGAATCCATTTAAATCTAGTACAAGGCATATGTGAAGATTGGACTCATCAAACTGGCCTTAACCTGGAGCAGGCTTATTATCGCAAGATGTGCATCCGAGATGTTAACAACTACATTGCTGAATATGAAGACGGAAAAATCAAAAGAAAAGGCGCTTACGAGTATGAGATGGGATGGCATCAAAACCACTCCATGCTCGTTGTTCCAAAGGTGGCTGAACTTGTACTACTCAAAGGGCAAAGTATCTCGGGAACTTTGAGGAATTGGGAAGATCCATTGGATTTCTTATTGAGAACCAAGGTCCCTCGATCTAGTGAATTATGGTTGGAAGGTGATGAAGTAGACGGTTGGGAAAATAAAATGCAAAACATCACCCGTTATTATATTTCAACTGATGGAGGATCATTATTCAAATATATGCCTCCTTTAAAAGGGAAAACTGAAATGAGAAAGTTTGCAGTAAATGCTGGTAAAAAAGTAACAATTTGCAATGATTTTGATCCAATTGAAATGATGTTTGTTGATTACAGTTTCTACCAAGACGAGGTTGAAAAGTTAGTATTGCCACTTAGAAAGATGGAGGATTGATATGTTTTTCATAGTAGATGTTGATTTACTTAAAAGAACTGTAGAAATAAAAAGATTTGAATCAAATCAACGACTAAAAGCACTTGATTTTTTTAATGAAACTACACCAAAACAAGGACATCGTTTAAGTTTTTTAGATTATCCTGACGAAAAAACAGCAAGAAGATATTGCCCGGAAATGAATTACACTCGAGGAGAAACTACATGTTAGAAGAAATGATGACACATGATTATAAAAAAGGAATTCCTCTTGAGAAGGCAAACGAAGTCAAACTTCGCAAGTACGCCATTGAAAAAGGATGCTTGGTTAAGAAGGTAGGAGATGAGGGGTGGCCTGATCGCATGTTTGTAACTCCTACAGGAATTATATTCTTTATCGAATGCAAGAGAACTGAGACATCCCCTTTAACTCCTGCTCAACAAAGACGAATCCCTACTTTGCTTAATAACAAAGTAATGGTATTTATCGTCTGGGACTTAAAAACCGGTAAAGATATCATTGATAAATTTCTAGGTCTTGAACCCTGCTTAGTTCCTTTAAATGCGTAACATCACCGACCTCCACGCCTATCAAAAGAAAGCCGTGATGTTCCAGTGTAACAAACAGAACTCTATGCTCTGGTTAGATCCAGGGCTAGGGAAGACTGCGATTACACTTACGACATTAGGTCATCTCTTAAAAGAAAAGCTACTGACTGGGGTGCTCATTGTCGCCCCTATCAAGGTAATTCAAATGGTATGGCGACAAGAAGCCAAGAAGTGGGCTCATACGGATCATCTCACTTTTAGCTCTATCATTGGAAGTCGAGATCAACGGTGTCGTGCGCTACTGAAACAAGCAGATATTTATCTTATCAACTATGAGAACCTTCAATGGTTATCTGAAACTCTGAATGTATTCTTCGTTAAGAATAACCGACCCCTTCCTTTCGACGGGTTAGTCTGGGATGAGATCAACAAGATGAAGAACTCAGGCACTCGTCGGGTTAAAGCAGTTAAAGGAATACTGAAGCATTTTAAGTGGACTACGGGTCTAACAGGCACACCCACCTCTAACGGGTATAAAGACCTTCATGGTCAATTTTTAGTAGTAGATGGAGGTCATCGTCTTGGAACAAGTAAAACAGCATTCAGTTCAAAATTTTATTATTCTATCCCCAACACTTTTAAATCTGTTCCTTATGACAATACTGAGACAATTATCAAGGAATTAATCAGTGATATCACACTCGAAATGTCAGCAGAGGATTATAACCCTCTTCCGAATTTGATGATCAATGATATTGAATTAGAGTTCCCTCAAGATCTTCAAGAGAAGTATGATCAGTTTGAAAAAGAATTTTTTATGCAACTTGATAACGATGTGAATATTGAAGTCTTCAATAAGATGGCTCTTATGAATAAATGCCTTCAGTTGAGTAATGGATCAGTCTACCCTATCTCAGGTCTACCAGTGTGGGAGAATGTACACAGTCTTAAATTAGAAGCATTGGAGCGCATTATAGACGAAGCTAATGGTAATCAAGTTTTAGTGGCATATCAGTTTAAATCAGATGCTACTAGAATTATGGAACATTTCAAGTCCATCAAACCAATCAATCTAACAGCATGTAAGACAAGCTCATCGTTAGAGAATGCAATGACTAAATGGAAGAAGGGAGAATGTCAATTAATGATTGGACATCCTCAATCCATGGGGCATGGAATCGATGGTCTACAGGATAATGGACATATTCTAGTATGGTTTGGTCTTAACTGGTCATTAGACCTTTATGAACAGTTTAATGCCCGTTTGAGAAGACAAGGTCAAGGAATACCTGTAATCTGCCATCGTATTATTATGAAAGGAACTTTGGATTATGTTCAAAAGGCTACTTTAGGGTCTAAAGACGAGTCGCAAGCATCCTTACGACGTGAGATTAAGAATTATAGAATGGAGAAGTGGTTATAGCGTTAAGATCTTAGAAACTCGTTTAACCCATCCTTTTCCAAATGAAGAGAAGGTTTTTAAGTCAGTTAAGAAGTTTAATCGTTGATTAATAATTTCACGAAACACTTTGTTGCTGTCACTTTTAAGAACAGCGTCTTTAGTAGCAGGTCCCCAAACCCCATCGGCTTTGACTTTTAAAGATCGTTGAAGCCATTTGATGGACTGAGAAACTCCTGAGTTCACTGCTGCATCGAATAAAGGGTATCGAAGGATTGAAGGAAGTGTATCTAGCTCTACTGAATCCCAATAGTTCTTACGATAGATCTTCTTTGCCTCCTCAATAGTGAAATTAATCATCTCACCTTTGTACCCGTTGGCACGGGCCACTGCTTCAGTAATTCCATACTTGGTTTTACCACCAGGATCATTCTTATCGTCAACATATCCACCTTCGAATTGAAGGAGGAAGTGAAAAGCTTTATCGAAGTTCAAAATAATCCCGATCTCTTGGCTAATAAAATAGCACCAGCAAATGCTACCCCTTTTACAGCATCGTATACCCATTCAGATGTTCTAGTTTTAGAAGTTTCTGTTTTTTCAATTGCCGATAAACGACTGTCTAAACTGCTCACTTCCGATTTTAATGTGCTTATTGAAGAATTCGCATGAAGCAGTCTTTCTTCAAAAACCATTATCTTGTTTACGATTTCCATGACTTTCTTCAAATCGGTCTTTATCTCCGAAACTTCACCGTGAAGTGAATCTATTTTTAGAACAGTTACGTCGTAAGTAATTTCCATTTACATTCCTATTAAAGCGTTTCCTGATGCATTTTTAGTATTTACCATGTTTTGCAAAAGTCTATTTACAGGTGCTATTTTACCACGATTCAAGGTATTGCCCAGCTTGTTGATTTTAGCTTTACGACCTTCAAATCTTTCAGATTTACTTAATGCATCTTCAATCAATTTAGCTTGTTGTTTAGGTTCTAACGATTCAAATGCAATTTTAGCAGCAATTTTATTACTGATATCACCGTCGAATTTAGAAGCTACCCAGTTAGTCATAGAGGTCCACACGCTTAAAAGAGGAGGAGCTTTTACATTCGAAAGTACAGTAGAAGGAGTTTCGGATTTATTAACATCTTTAGCCATGTATTTCGCCTTAGCAGTTCTTTCTAGTTCTTTTTTAACTGCTTCAGCTTTTTTGAATTTCTCTGGAGATAATACTTTTTTTAAATCAATGTCACCTAAACCAGCTTTCTTAGGAGCAGTTTTCATGCTTTCAACAAACTTACCTGCACGCAATTCAGAAGCATCTTGACCAAGAGTATTCACTAAATCGTCTTTTAAAATCTTCCCAACTTCCATCTCGTTAATTGGTTTACTAAGTTCTTTAAATTGTTTATTAGCTTCTTTGAAAGCAGGGGATTTATCTTCAAACCAATTCATATAATCGAGTCGTGCTTTTTTTATAGCATTTAATTTACCAGGAGTCATTGTTTCATTCATCGGAGAGGCTATACTTTTTTCAGCCATGTTTACTACAGGATCGAATCCAGCAGTTTTTAAATAAGATAGATTTTTACCGGTGTAGATCGGTGTATTTTCTTGTAAAACCATTTCACCATTAATTGATTTATATTTAGGTTTACCTACATTAAAAGGCTCTCTCTTATTAGCAGCAATAGTCTGAGCTTCTTGTAAAGCACTTCTACCAGCAGGAGTTCTTAAAATACTTTCAAGTTCGGCATCAGATCTAATTTTAGTAGCGTCGTTCACACCATACAGTCGAGATGGGAAGTTACGTCTATCACTTAGTGCCATTTCCATATCAGCAGGAGTTCCTGCGATGTCATCTATTGATTGGATAAGAGCATTTTTATTAGCAGCTTTACGTGCATAAACTTCATCTGGTGCATTTCTCATTGACTGTTGAATGAACTCTTGAAACTTAGGGGAATTAGCTTCTACAGCTGCTTCCATTGATGTTGGTTCATAACCTTCAACAAAGTTTTCAGCATTTCTTAAAGCATTTGTTATTTCAGGTACTCTTCCCTCAGTAGCACGAAAATATGATTTCCCCTTAGGGTCAGTTAAAAACTTCATTGCATTAACACCTGAACCAGCTGCTTTAAAAGGCAATCTTCCAGGTAATGACAGCGCTCTTTCAGAAGTTGAAGCCATCTTAGCGGCTCTTGATAACCCCATTCCTTCTAGTCCAGGTATTGCTAACGATACGAGAGCGGCAAGATCTGCACCAGTCCCTACAGGGTCTTCAGCAAGAGATCGCTTAATATTGTCGTAACTCCCATACCGATCGCCATAATAACCACCAACAGCGTTAGCGGCGTCCATCATCTTCTGAGAGTTAAAATATTCTTTTGGAATAGTTTTACCAATCTTCTCAGATACACTTTTCGGAAGAAGATTAAGAACGGTCCCACCTAAAAGATTCTCAAAACTTTCAAGGGTTTCAACCGGTTGAGTAACCATAGTTGCCATACCTATGGCTTGATCTTTTATGTTTTTACCTAAACTTGGTAAAAAATTCTCCATTGCTGCTATTGGAGTTTCCAATAATGAATATTGAGATTTACCAGGAGTTAAAGTAATTTTAGGTTCGGAAACTTGTTCTAATTCTTCCATTCTGTAAACTGGTTTAGAAGATTTAACACCTTTAGGCATTTTATAATTTCCAGTACCGTAAAGTTCTTCTAATGAATAAATAGGTTTATCAGATGGCATTATTTAAATTTTCTTAAATCAATTTTAGTATTTTGAAGTGCAGCACCATTAAGAGTTTCACCAGGTACCCGATCGTAAGTTTCGTTCCATTCAGCAGCATTTCTTAATGAAAGGCGTTTTAAGAAAGATGCAACTTCAAGCATGGTCTTTTTATCAAGTGTTAAATCTCCGCTATTGGCGTCTCTTACGAGTTCAATGTCTTTATCAGTAATTCCTCTACCTGTACCTAACCCAGCACTAGGTAAAGCTGTTAAAACAGCTTTATTAAAGGTTTGACGCAACTGTTCAGTGTTAGTTATTTTTTTGGAATCAACACCAGGGATAACCTTGGCTAAGAATAATTTTTGATCTGCAAAAGAACCATTTATAAAGTTCCCATTGGTTACAAGTTTTTCAATATTTTTACCGGTATCATAGGTCTTAGTAGCACCTCTCGCCCGAGAGTAAGTGTCATACACATCTGCACCCATCTTTTCACCTAACGATTTCTCCAAAGAAGTAGCAGCTTTATTATTGACTGTAATATTAGTCTGAGCACGATTAGGGCTTAAAGTCATGGCACGTTGACTATTGGGGACCATAACAACACCTTTATTCCCAAATTTAGGAATTCGATCCACCCAGGTAGATCCACCATTATCTCTTTGCATTAGAATCGATTCGTGAGCTTTAGCTGTTCCTTCTTTAGCTGCAACCAAAGCTTGTAGGATGTTTCCACTGTTGATTGAACTTTCAAGATTAGCTTGAGCATCTTCTAAGTTAACACCTTTCGATTTTAACCATGGACCAATTTCAGGATCGTTGCTCACAGCTCGTTGAATACTTAACATCATTTGACCAGCGTTAGGAGCATCAGGGTCTATTTGATCGTAAAGAGATTGAACATTTTTCAGTTTAGCTGATAAAAAATCCTCTTGTGACTTACCTGCGTCTAACTTCGCTTTTCTTTGATCGCTAAGGAATTTAGCAGCTTCTTGACCTGATTTACCAAATTTAAGTAATTCATTGGTATTTTCAGGATTAAAGTTTGAACTACTATAATATTGTTTTAAAGCGTTTCTGTTGCCTGCTTCCGATTGGTATTCATCAGTTTGCATTTTCGCAAGTGCGTTACTGTTCTGAAGACCTTGAAGTTGCAGCATTTTTCCATATTGATCCGCTGGGTTATCAATTTGAATGGGTTTATAGGACAATAAAATATTGGGGTCTAATCCTGACATCTTATAACCCCATTCTTTTGAAAGGATTTAACATGTTGGTGAATTGTCCAGGTGTTAAGCTACTGTCAGGATAACCAGAAGAATACAAGTTTCCGCCACCTGAGACATCAGAGTCGTAATAAAAATTTCTTGAAGGAGCTGCCCCCGACGGTACAGATTGATTTCCATATCCTTTTAAAGCATTCACAAGCTCATTCCCTTGTTGATAGTTCATGTACTGACTGATACCACTGTTAACTGCATTAGCTCCACCCATAATCCCAGCAGCATTGACATTGCCAACACCTTGCTCAAGGTTGCTCATGTTGTTCCCAAATCCTTGATATGCGGAACCTAAGTTATTAGCCGCATTTTGTCCTGACCCAGCTAATTGCATTAAAGGAGTAAGTTGATTAGATCGATTTGTTTGATATCGATTGAAAGCATTTTGATATTCTTGAGAAGCTGAGTTCTGACCATAGTCTTGTACGCCTCTAAGGGTAGCGCCTGATAGAAGACCGCCGCGAGATGCTGCGGATCGATCAAGAGCCTTTAACCCCTCGTTTAGTCGAAAGCTGTATCCTGGGTCTTGTTGGAAGTCAGACATTCCGAAGTCTCTACTATAACGACCATAGTCGGAAGAATTTTGATTTCCTGAAAGTCCTAATAGTTCCATTAGTTTATTCTGACCAGTAAGTCCTGCTTCTCTATAAGGAGCATTTAGTTCAGTTTGCTTATCGATAGCATAACGTTGAGCATCCGCTGCTCTTCCAGCAGCATCTCTTTGAGCACCTGCCGCCACACTAGAACCTATTGCACCTATCGCTGCTGAACCTACTGCTACCCAAGCCATTATGCAATCTCCTTCAGATAAGACTCTTTTAATTTATTACCAGAGTCATATGGAGAATCTGGCTCTGGGTATAGAAGTTCTTCTTCAATAATATCTAAATCAGTGTTTTCAGTTCGATGAACATTTACCACTATTGAATCAACAAAAGCATATACCACTTTTTTTAATTCACCTTTAGCTTCTAAAATGTCCCCTTCTCTCATTTCAAGAACATCATCACCGTGAAGAACTTTAATATGACCTTTAATACACAAAAATAAATGATCTTTTCTATGTTTTTTACCAACTACTAAGGCAGTTTGAGGTAAGTAAATCTTACGAGTGTAAACACCAGATAAAAAATAATGTTCTGTTTTTATTTCAATTTGAGGTAACTTTGCCAGATTTTTCTGAGCTTCTACAATTTCTTCTTGAGTAGGTACAACTGATTGAATTATCTCCATTAGCTATTCCACCCTGATATAGGAATGGTACCTGTGAAAGCAAGACTCATATTAGCTGTACTTAATGGATATTGAGAGGATGAGAATATTCTTGATCCACCTACCGACGCAATTGTAAAGCCAATTCTAAAAGAACTTGACCCATATGGAATACATATTCCTATTTCTGAGTCAGTTGTGTCATTTCGAATCATTCCGTTACCAATTGAAAATTGAGAATTAGCTGCTCCTACAGTGGTGTTAACAGTTAAAGCAGAAGTATCAATTGATAATCCAGTCGGCATTGAAATTAGATAATCACCAGTTCCCGCAGATCCTGCTACACTTTGTGAGTATTCTAATCGAAAGGTGATATCTGTTCCAACTCGTCTCCACCAGAATTTATCAACTAGCACAGTTCCTTTAGAAGGGGCTGAAGTAGTTGCACTAAAGGTAATAGCCGCTTGTGTCCAAGAAGATGGTATTTCCCTCGTTGTTATAACCCAATTAGATACTCCATCATACACACAAGTAATTGATTCGTATTGAGTATTGAGAGTAGTAGTAGCTACACCATTAATAGTGTCAGAGGCAGCTGGGTTTATTGTAATAATATTTGACAAAGAAGCATCGGTTTTAGTAATTTTAAGAGTTTGGCCTTTTCTCCCACTCCCTGCTGTCAAAGTGACAGTAAAAGCTGATCCTGAACACATAATATTATAATCATCAAATGTTGTGTCGTAATTAGCGGTTATGCTTCGATATTGATTAATTAACCCTTGTTGAATCGGGGTTCCTGAAAGATTATTGGCAACATTAATAGAGGAGAAAGTAGTATCCGCTTCTCCGTTAGCACTTAGTAAAACAGTAGTTGTAGAAGTAGCATAACCAATACATTTAGGGTAACTTAATTGACCAGTAGGTTTAGTTTGAGTAAGAGCACCTGCTGCTCCAATATAGACTGGCGCACTTGCGGTAAGTAAAGAATAATTTGAGTAACTGAAAGTGGAAATAACACCTTGATTTCCGACAGTGGCACCAACTGTAACAATTCCAATAAAATTAGTAATTCCAGCTGCTGTTGTGTTACTTGCTTTAGCCGCTTGACCACTGAGACTTCTTGCTAAATTACCAGCAACCATAGTCTCCCCAAAAGTCATAGTTATGGATGAGGGGATATTTCCAATATCATTTATTCCACTTATGTTGTCATAAGTGCCGATGGTTACACCTGCTGAAGTTTTTAAGACAAATTTATAACTTAAATTGGAAGTTAGCCAAACATCACTCGATGTTCTACCTGCCGAGTCGAGTACAATAGGATTGCTATTGGCTATAAGACCTGTTGAAGAAGTGTATGTTGAAAGTGGTGTAACCGTACCGGCAGAATAGGTGTACAACAACCCTCCCGATAACACAGCACCTGCATTAGTAAAGAATTGCCAACCGGCACCAGCTAAGGGGGATAAATATACTACCATTTTATGATTTTAAGTTCATTTATCAAATTAGGCAAGTTTAATTTTTGTAAATCATATTAAATTTAATAAAACCAGAAGATTGTAAATCAGCAACTGTTAATTCATTACTGATTCCACCATTTACAACAGTCATTATTTTGGCAGTTAATTTTGTAGTTTCACCTTCGATAGTAATGAAATCCCCTACAAAATCAATTCCGTCACAAGAAGAAATAACCCCTCCTATGTCTATCGAGTTGGAGACTGCAAATGGAAGAGTTATTTTTACATCTCCTGAACCACCTGAATACCCTGACCAAACAATATGAACGTTACACTGAATAAGATTGCCAACATTCATATACTCACCGATAGCCACATCGTAAGTAATAGTCGGATCTGTGGTACTTCCTTTTATCTCAGGGGTCCAAGTTCCTTTACCTGAAAGCCCTTGAAAAAATAAATACCATTCTCTTGTAAAAAATGCATTTATTGAGTCAGTTATTGAAGCAGTTGCTCTTGGTATATTATTAAAATTTAAACCCATTAGCTAAAACTTTCGGTTAAATCTAATTCAACACCTTCAATATATACAGGCACAGGGTCAGTACCAGAAACTTCATACACTCGGTCTCTTATTTTTTCAGTTCCCCCTAATCTTCTCCAAATTGTACGATAACCATATTCTCCAATTTTACCAGTTTTTTTCCAATTCTCATTGGACCAAGTTTTACCAGCATCATCTGAAAAACGTAACATTACAAGGGGATCATATCCTTGACCATCGCTTAATCCTTCGCCTGGGTTAGTTATAAGCTGAAGAGAGTGTTGTGTAGTTCCTTTAAAATTATTTTGACCTGTCGGGAGCGCTCTCCATGATCTTAACCATTTTTGTGGTTGACCATTATCAGAATAAGTTTCTAATTCAAGAGAATATAAATTACCGTTTTCAAAGTCACCTACTGTTGTCAATGCATTAAACATACACATACATGTACTACGACTTCTGATAAATTCTCCATTACTAAAACCTGCTCGCTCATGCCACGCGGAAGTAGATGCATCATAAACCCAAGTTTTACCTTGACTTGGAAAATTTAAAACGTAAAAAGAATGACCGTCCTGTTGATAAGTGTAAGCTGAAGCGTTTGTTAAATCTGTATATTGTTGAATCTGCCATTCGACAGCATGTGTTGAAATTCTCTGAGCAGTATATCCAGTTGATCTGTAAATGACTCCAAATCCTCTATTATCTGCCCCTAGCCAAAAAATACCGTTATCCATTTTAGCTACTGAATAAGCGGCAATACAACCAATTTCATTAGAAGCTCCTGATATTGGCTGTAAAGGAAAAGGAGAAGATCCGGCATTGTATATTACTTCTATCGAATTAGCACCAAATAACCATACTTGTTTATGATCCACGATTAAACTTAAAAGTAAGTCAGGACTAGCTTCAGCACTTGCAAAATCAAGTGGTTCCACCTGAGTACCGTCTAATAAACTTGTGATCCAATATTTTTGACTATTGGGTTCATTGAATACAAAGTATCCATCTAAATAACCTACAGTAACAGCTCCTGGAAAATCTACATCGGTTATTTGAGCAAACACTTCAGTGGAGGTGTTGTATATATAACTAGGTCCGTTACAAGCAATAAATATTTGAGTTCCATTGTCTACCATGGAAGCAACTTGACATGTTGAAACCATTCCTATGTAAGTTACATTATATGCAGTATCAACTTTATAAAAACCAGTTCCTGATACTACATATAAAAACTCTCTAACATTCCACAGACCTCGAATAGGACCTTCCCCAACTTCGACTAATAATCGTAACCCAGGAGTTCTCATTAAAAAAGCAGGTTCTAAACCACCTTCAGGTACAACTTCAGGAAAAAGATTAACCATTCGATTTGCGGCGGCGTTGAGAGTTCTTGCAACATAACTTGATCCTAGAATTGGAGATTTCATTAAGCGTTATCTGTGAAGATATTATATCTTTGAGTATTGGAAATTAATGAAGCTGGCATCGACATCAAACTACTAGGGTGATTGATTTGTTGTAAATTTAATTTACTCTTTCGAGCAATAACTACTATTTCAGGAGAGGCAGATACACCAAACTCAGCAGCTAATTCAATAGCAAGGTTAAATCTAAATGCTCTTAGATATCCAGGAGGAAAAGCTAATGTATCTGATAATGTTGAAGGCTGAGTTAATTCAGTAATTGAAATAAAATGCCATGTCATTAAAGCAGTAGGGACAGGATATATTTTTAATGTAACATTGGGGTAATCCATGTTAATCCAAAGATACTGCGGATAAGTGCTAGTAATATTTTTTTGAGCAATTGCGTTATATTGATCTTGATTAAGCATTTGAACAGGATAAGAAATATTGTTGCTGTCTACATAATAAGTGGAATCATCTACTGAAACAGGTCGATTTCCTATAAAATCACCAGTAGGTCCAAGTGTTCGAGTTGCTTGATTCACAGGCCATGAAAATGATTGATCTTGAGTAGTGAATACTGAAAGATTCTCAATATTCCATGAATCAATCATTTGATTAAGTGCGGTTAGAGCATCTTGTGATGTAGAAGCTGACGGAGTTTCACCTTCAGCCAGTTGCCCGATCAATCGTAAAGAACCATTAATTAAATCGGAAACTGAAGAAGTTATCACGCTAGTTTATTACCTTTTTTCTTTTTTTCTAACGAGTTAATTTCATTAAAAAAGTTATCAACTGTTTCAGTAATTGGTACAGGTTCTACTGCTTCAGGTTCTACTGCTTCAGGTTCTACTGGTACAGATGGATCAAATCTAACCCATCCATTTTTCTCATCGTAAGAAGCCTCTTGTTCTGCACAAGCAACTTTAGTTCCATGAATAGGATGTCTTAAATAAATTGCGCTCATAATTCCTCTTTCTTTTCTTCAAGTTTAGTTAACAACATTTTGTAACTTTCGAGAACTCCCTGAATCTTAAATATGAGAATTTGAGAATTATTTAATTCTTTTTCCAAGTGAATAATTTCAGATTCAAGGAATTCTCTAGTAATCATTAGGTGTTTTGAGTAAATACTGGAATATAACAAGTGGCACCATTTACACGGATAGTGACAACTTGTTGAGCAGCACATTTAGCAGCATCACCAGCAGACCCAGCTGAAGTTCCAGCAGCAATATATAAAGTAGAGGTGTCTACACCATCTAAATTAAATAAAATTGGCACTTTAGTTGTATTCGAGTTAGTGAATCGCAAATACGATACAGTAGCTCCAATAGTAGCTGTCGCAGCTAAATCAGAATCAACTTGTATAACTGATAAAGTTCCACCAGGAGTAACTGAAGCAGCAGCCCCCAAAGTAGCTCTCAAAGCATTACCAGCACCTGAAACAGAACCACCTGAATTTACTGACATGGAAATATGGGCACCGTTAACAGTTCCACCAGTTGCAACTGCGGCAGCTACAGTAGTGAAAGCTCGTAATGTTTCACCAGATCCACCCGCACCTGTGAAATTTAATTTAGAATAAATTCCTCTTACATCACCAGTGGTATTAGTTGCAGTTCCGTAAAACTGATTAATACTCCCAGATGATTTTGAAATAGGTGAAGAAGAAGTTCCAGCAGTTACACCCAGTGTTGAACTGATGCTTGTAAAAGCCCCAGTGCTAGCAGTTGTAGACCCAATAGATCCATTAAAACTTGAATTACTAATAGAAGCACCATCAAGTTCGGGATCAGAATAAGCAACCCCTACAGCTTTTGTATTAGTCATTGATTAATCCTTTTAAGTCCCCCTCTTATGAGGGGGAAAATTCCTGTATTAAGAAATACGGTATAAAATCCAAGTAGCATCAGCAGTACGACGGGCTCTGAACATAGCGGCTGATTGATCAGTCGCAGCAGCATTACTTGCTACAACCATGTTTCCAACTAAGGTCCAGCCAGTACCAGTAGCAATAGTGACATCTTCGGCTGCTTCACTACCGATATTACATACAGCAAAATCAAAAGATGCATTTACTCGCATATTAGGAAATGCAGCATCCATCAAAGTACCAGTAGGTAGTGTATAAGTAGCAGCACCAGAAGCAGCTTGATCAGCTACTAACAATTGAGTAGCTAATTGAGCAGCGGTTAAAGTAGCAGTAACGCTAGGAGTTGCAGGAGCTCCTTGATAACCAGTAATAAGTTCACTAGTGTTACCATCTGTTAATTGGTAAGAGCTTATGTTTGCTAATTCAGGTAATGTTGGCATTTATTTTCTCCTTTATCCCCACATTCTAACAGCTGTTTCAGGTCTTTGAGCTGTGAATCCATATAATACGTCAATTCGGCAAGGCATACGGTCATTATTGATATCATAATCTTGAATAATACGCATGCTAATTCCATTATGAACTTGTCGAGATCCCATTACGATACCAGAAGTAGGTAATACAAGGTCGCAAGTAGCCATAGTGATAGCATCTTTATGAAATACTAAGTTTTGAGGGTAAGCTGTGCTAGCTGCACCTACAAAAGTAATAGCTGCACCATCTTGTGGGAAAGCACTGATTGTAGCAAGAGCTTGATCAGCAGTGTACATGGCTGGTTGTACAGCAATGTTAGTCCAAGCACCACCAGAAGCAGTATTAGCAGCTGTTACTACGAATTGTTGAAGAGAACCAGTTGACTGACGAGTTTGAGGGTTAACTGCATAAACACCAGCAACAGTGAAAACGTCACCTTCAGTAACAGTAGCAGAACCAGTACCACCATCGATAGAGATAGTTGATTGACCTTGAGTAGAGATGGTTCCGTTTACCAAGATAGTATCAGCTGTTGAACGAGTGCCAGTGGTATGAGTTGCAATAGACTGAGACATTGCAATTTCTTTGTAATCTAAAATGTTATCTGATACAGCACCATTTCGGAACTGTTTAGCAATAACATCAACTGGGTTAAACAAGCCTTTTAAACCTTCTACTAACTGAGCGTTTGCAGCTGGGTTAATTACACCGTATCGTGGTGACATAGGAGCAGCAAGTTCACTTAATTTTTGTTGAGCTTGTAACAATACCAATGATGTTCCAGGAGTAGTTCCAGGAGTACCAACGGTGTTGTAAATTTGTTTAAATACACTTGCGATATCGTTATCGATAGTAGCAGCTAACTGACTTACAGCTGGTTTAATGAATTGATCTGAGAAGTCATCAATTTTCATTGTTAATTCAGCAGTGGTGAAATTCATGGCTACATTACGTTGTTTAGAAACGGTTAAAGTGGTTGATTCTTCAACACTGTTTTGAACTTGAAGACCAGGACCATCAGTTACTAAATAACGGGCAGGTTTACGAATACGTAAAGTTGAACCAATTTGAGCTTGTTTGTTGGCAAAAGAATCATCATATTGACGGTTTACAAGTCTTCCGAATACAAGATTGTTTTCTAGTACCGCTAGAGCTTCTCTAGTGATCATATCGATCGTTAGTAAAGTATTAGCCATTTATTATTTCCTTTTTATAAGCCTTTGGCTTGTTTTATTAATCTCTGTTTGCGGGCTTCTGCCCATTCATCCATTGATAATTGTTTAATAGAACGAGGATCTGTAGTGTCATAAGAAGAATTATTTGAACCACGTGCTAGAACTGGGGTAATTGGAGTAGGTGCAGAAGTTACTCTTTTTACAGGAGGATTATCTGTCAACTTTAATTCAATTTTTCCTAGTTCTTTTGCTTGTATATGACCAGGCAATCGTGAAATTCTTTCAGCTTCTTTGACATTAGTACCTAAAAAGTAAGCAATCTCAGGACCTATTTCAGAATCACGAATTGTAACAGCCATCATTTGAGTAATAGGTAAATTTTCATTTCCTACAACTTGATCATAATCATCATACTTAGATTTGATTTCTTCTTGTTTTTCTTTAAAAGAATCTGTCGCATCTCTTTCATGTTGATCACTTTGACGTCTGGCCAATATTTCTTCAGCTTTTACAATCGCAAGTGCTTCTGCGTATTCTTCAGCTGAATTAAATTCATCTAGTGAAGGCGGATTATTTACTAACTGCTCTCGTTGAGCTTGAGCAATTTTTTCAGAATATTCTCTGTCAAACTTCCGTCTTTCTCTTGCGAGTCGTTTTTGAAGTTCTCTATCGAATTGTTCTTGAGTAAGTAATTTTTCTTCTTTAGGTTCTGGATCTTTTATCTCTTCAGGAGATTCCGGTAGTGAAGTTTCAGATTCAGTATTAACCGTGTCAACTGAATCTATCCCGGTTTCTAGTTCCGGTAAACTATCTTGAACAATTTGATCTTCTGACATATAACAACTTTCCCTAGTAATTACGTACTAGTACGGTATTTTGAACTTTAAATTAATATTTGATTGTTGTCAAATATTACTATTCTTCCCTATCAACATTAGGATTTTCTTCCACATATTCTTTTAATTCAGTTCTCAATGATTGAACCAATGGTTCTACTTGTCCCATTGGTAAACTTAATAATAATACTCCAATTTTTTGAACTAATTCTTCTGTTATAATATACTTTTTCATTCTACACCTCCTTCTAAAATTTTAACTTTTTTATGTAAAGATTTAACTGCTTCAAATAAAAAAGCAGCCATTTCTAAATATTTAAATCCAAATGGCTCATTATCTAAATCAAAAGTCACTAAATTACCAAACCCATTTGATATAAACTCCTCAGCAATGAATCCAATACCCTCTCTATCAATTGAAACATTTGAGTAGTCATATGTCTTAGCTTCATTCAAAAAGAATTTATCATGATCAAATTCTAATGGTTGAATATTCTTTTTGAATTTAAAAGAAGATGTAAGAGGTCTAATATCTCCCGAAGCGTCAATAATCGCAGCCGTACCTGTTCCAGAAGCAACGCTTACCATTCGAAACGGATTATCACCGGTAACAATCATTTTACCTAATGATGTGACATTATTTGAAGAATCTAGGGTTAGAGTTTCTAAATTTGCATTATTTAAAGCCCCACTTAGAATTAAAGACGCATCATTTGCCGCTGTTTTTTTGTACGTTATCGCACCGCGTATGTTTGTACCACTTTGAAAAGAGATATAGGCGTTCCCTCCAAAAGAACTGGACTCAGAAGTCCCTACAAGTTGTAGAATAGGAAGTGATCCATTTATTGCAACATACGGAGAAAACCCTCCGATATTCTGAGCAGCGCCACCAAAAGCCGCTCCAATTCCCGATGCTGTCGTAAGAGCTGTTGTTAGTGTGCCAATGGTTGTTAATGATGAAAGTGTTGTTACAGCGGAGTTTACCAATGTACCAGAAGTAGGTAAGGTAACGTTAGTAGCTCCTGAAGTAGTCAATGTAAGGGAATTAGCACCAGAGGTAGTTAAATTACCCGCTAGTGTAATCGTATTAGACCCATTATTAACACCAGTTCCCCCATAAGTAGATCCAACTACTGATCCATTCCAAGTACCACTTGTTATAGTGTTCACTGTAACAAGTGAAGGTAAACTAGTCACGGATGAAGTTATTAATGTGCCAGATGTAGGTAAGGTAACGTTAGTATCTCCTGAAGTGGTCAATGTAAGGGAATTAGCACCAGAGGTAGTTAAACTACCCGCTAGTGTAATCGTGCTAGATCCATTATTAACACCAGTTCCCCCATAAGTAGATCCAACTACTGATCCATTCCAAGTACCACTTGTTATAGTGTTCAATCGAGTGATGTTATCCTGAGTTGCATTGGGTAGTGTAGAAGAAATGCTAGGAACTCCTCCCGCACTTGTGACAAGAACTCCATTATTTCCAGTAGTTAACCCTGCAACTGTATTAGCTGAAGATGAATATAAAAGTTGATTATTAACAGTGCTTGATGGATAAGTTGCAGTAGACCATATTGGAGCAGCAGATGAACCCGAAAGTAATAATTGATTAGCTGTAGCAGTTCCTGCCAATATCGCAAGAGCACTTCCGGTTGAGTAAGGAATTCCACCATTGGAAGCTGTTAATGATGCACCGGTACCACCTAAAGTTAAAGTTACAGGGGATGTTAGAGATATAGTATTACCTGATTTAGTAAGACCTGTACCAGCTAGAGCAAAATCTGCAACAGTAGTTTTATCAGTTTGACCTGATTGAACTATGGGAACTAATTCAGTCCCTGTTAAAGGTGGAGTAGCTGAAGGTAATTGTGAAATTTTAAGATTAGGCATTTAAAATCCTAGAGTTTATAAGTAAGAGTAAAGGATAAGTCCGGACTAGATGTAACTGAAGTGAATATTGAGAATAATGCTGTGTTATTGGCAATATTGGCAGATATATTTCCCACTGTCCTATTACTGCTAACAGTTGTACCACCTAAATCACCTACACTCTCAAAATTACCAACAAAAGGTAAAGTCATTGTAAAAGTGGCCAATGTACTTATACCAGTAGCATTAGGTCTAACTGCACCACTTACAGTGACAACATTTCCTATTTTCATATATTGAGCATCAAAACTATCTCCGAAATCAACAATATTAGTTACCCCAACAAGAACAGGTGAATAAGTTCCTGAGTCAACATCTGAAAAAAATTGCTGCACTTCGCACTGACGAGTCTCACCATCTTGTACAATTACTGTTAATTCATCACCTACGAGTGGGGTATTAGCACCAGTTAACTGGGATATTGTTAAATTTGACATTATATTTTTATTGAAAACCCGTCTTCTTGAAGTATTCTAAAGCCATCTTGCTGAGCCAGGTAAAATACAGGTGTTGGTTGAACGTCTCCGTCCCCAACAGTAAGAGTAGTAAATCCCTGTACTCCAAACCCAACACTATTTCTAGTCCCTTCGCCAAATGTCATCGCATGTTAACCGGTGTTGCATAGATTGTACCAGCAGCACTCAACTGAATAGCACTTACTCGCCATTTACCAGTATCAGCAGTTTGAGGAGCATATACTGTAATAGGAATTCCGGCAGGTAATAAAAATCCATTAGTTGCGGTAGCAGTAACATCAACACCAACAGCTACATAACAATCTGAATCAGATATTAAATATACACCTTGAGGACCAAAAGGCCATCCAGTAGTGACACCTGCGGTGCCTGTAAATGCCACACTTTGAGTGGGAAATGTTACATCTGAACAAAGTGGTCTTAATAATTCCATTATATTATCCTTTAAATCGTTTCTGTTAAATTAACATGCTTACTGTAGAGCATCAAGCATAATTGGTGGTTGATCAGGAACTGGTTGCTGCTGTGGTTCAGAAGGTAGTGGAAGTGAATCCATAACACCTAAATCACCAGTTACCATCATACTATCGATAGTACCTCTTACAATATCTTGCACCTGGTCTTCAGTTAATCCTGCTTGTAATGCAGAAAGTCTTTTAGTCTCAGCATCATATGCTTTAATCTGTACTTCTTCGTCTTTACGCTTAGACTCTTGTACTTCAAGCGATTTAGACACATTTTGTACCATTTGATGCAATTGATCTAACTCAGCAGCCATTTCTTGCATCTTCTGATTCGCTGCTGCCACCATTGGATCTTCAGCATCCTCTAGTAATTTAGGATCAATAGTCTTCTTAAGTCGTTTCGCAAGCTCTTGAGCACCAGGCCAGTCCATATCTCTTGCGAATATGTCGCCAGCAACTGCCCATAAATGAGGATTGGCTTGTAATATCTGACTCATTGACTCCATGGCTTCTTGACGCTTTGTCATATAACTAGGACCAGTGGTTACACAGACATCATATCGACCTACCCCAAGGTTATAGATCTTTTCAATAAGTACATTTGTATTAGGATCTCTAATCTCTTTAACCGGCTCTTGTTGAGAAGGATCAGTTTTTACTGTTTTAATCTGTTCATCAATTCCGATAATTCTAGCAATTCGTTGAGTGTCATAAATCTTAGGAATCAAATCCACAATCTGACGGGTATAGTACCGCACAGCACGAGCTAAGTTGTCAACGTAATGATAAGTGCCTGTATCAACCTGACGCTCCCTTGCGAGGATGGCTTTACCTGACCGCTCGTTAGAAGTAGCACCTAAACTAGCGTCATACTGACCAGTTGTACCCTTAATGTCTTCAGAGGCCCCCATTTTGGCCTGTATGAGCCCTGTCTGTGCCATCGGCGGCATAGACCTCTGAGGTGGTGGAAGAATCGCTTCACCGGTAGCTACTGTCGTAGCATTGTAAAGTAATACTGAATGATTATTAGTATTAGCAGTCTTCCAGTCATCTTGGAAGTTCTCAATCTGTCCAGCGATGGCGATGAATGGTGCCTTTGGAGCCAAAGCAAGCATCTCTGCTTCTTGACTAGTCCAGTAGTTATACATGCGTTGTGCATCCTTGGCATTTCTCACGATTCCTGATACATAACGTTTACCTTCAACAATAAACTCGTTGCCAACTACTCGAATGATAGGAATGTACTGACCCGCCCATTCACCTTTTTCAAGAATCTCAAAACCATTGGTCTTACACCACTTAATCTTGCGTCGTTGAACTGAACGAGTTTTCTTAGGTGCTCCATAGATTTCTTGATAACGAATATCTTCAGGAGTTCCAGAGTAAAATGATTTATTCCCTGGGTATAAATTCAAAGTAGTCTTTTCATAGTCCTCATAAAAGTATTCAGCAATCTTGATGTTCTTCTCATTACACCAGAAGTTCATCTGCTCATCGCCTCTACTAAGGTCCTGAATTGACGATGCTAACTGTGCCTTAGGGTAAGTTCTCTCAAACTCATCGTAAGTCATCTCTTCAGTGATGAAGCACCACTTGGCATCTGCACCACAAGGGTCTTGCATCATTGGGTCCATGTAAACTGAGAAGCTATTCCACACTCTAGCGATCTTAATCTCTTGATCAAAAGAGTCATCACTAACGTAGTCAGTCAGAAGGCGTATGTACCCTTCACCAAATGTCACCTGATTCTCACAGGCAGTGTCAATGGCGACGTCAGCATCACTGATATACTCAATGTGCTTTACAACACCATCGTATATCTCCGCTACTTCAATATCAGCATCACTGTCAACGGGGATGACCTTACCAGCGGGTCTATTCTGCCGTTGGTCATTAGTAATTTGCTTAATGTGTTGGGGTAGTTTGTTAATTGTCAAACAAGGTCGTGCATTGACGGTCTGATTAGTCCGAGTGTTACGGACTTCATCAGGCCATTGCCAGTTGTTATCAGGAGAACCCGCTGCAAACTTAAGATCCTGTAACTCAGACTCACGGGAGTCAGAATACGCGGATGTCGCAATCATCATGCGACTCTTTATCTCAGCTAGGAAATCAGTATTATCTGTCATATTGACAGGTAAGGTATCATCTCAGGCAACACTTGTCACGCACTCATCCATGACGTTGGTGCAGATGAGTAACTCTTGTACTGACTTACGACAGGGATACTGCGTACTAACTCGTCATCCTGGAACATGGGATAGGCAAATGTCAAAGCAAGTGCATCAGCTGAATCCGGCGACTTCTCACCTGAGTCTCGTTTACTAACGAGACTCTTAGCCCCGTTGGAAGTGTACTTAAACTTCTGCGTCATCAACTCAGTGCGCAGCTTCTTATCGTTAGGAATGCTCCCATCCTCTAACCAAGTCTTCATCAAATCCCATACCTGTATCCGCTGGTTCTTCCATCTCAGCTTGTTACTCGACTCACGCGATCCCTTGAAGCCTCGTACAGCAAACCCCTGTTCCTGAAGGCGTCCTACGATACCCCATCCGAGTCCTACTTGGTCAACCACGATGAGTTTGGGCTTATACTCACGAATGTAGCTAATAATGCGCCCAACCAACGCCATAGGGTCAGGCTCTCTGAACCGTATCACTGGCAACACTGTCAACCCTCTACGAAGGGTGATAGCAGTGTCATCCTTCCCCTCACCAGCTGGGTCAACCCCCATGACCAGGGGGGCAGTGGGGTCCATGTAAGCCTCCCTCTCGATAGCACCGTCCACCGCTCTCGATGAGATGAGGTGACCATCACCGATGTCAGGGAACTGTCCATAAACCTCTACCTTGGCTTCATTGCTATCGTCACCATACTCCGAGATAATCTGAGCATAGACCTGCTTGTCCGTGTCCTCCACTGTACGCGAGTCAATCTGTGAAGTCTCCCAAAACTCCGCCTTAGTGTGAAAACAGTCAAAAAAGTACCCCTCAGGCCGACGAGGGTTGCTGAATGCTAGCCAATACCTATCGAGTATGTTCTCAGTGAAAAACCCCGACGCTACCGACCAAATGCTATCCGGTATACCCGATGCCTCATCGAAGATCACCATCATCCCATCGTGGTTATGCACCCCCGCATACGAGTCAGGGTTCTCCTCAGACCATAGCTTACCCTCAGCCGCCCAATACCTAGTACCCTTCTTCAAGTCCCTCTCGACTAGGTCAGTCAACCACTGTGCTGGTATCAGCTTGGTTGCTGAGATCTCCCACCAATGGCAATGTATCGACATGGTCACCCACTTGGTCAACTCACCCCATGTGACAGAGCGAAGCTGATTCTCACTGTTAGCACTCACGATGACAGTCGCACCAATGCGCGTAGTCATCATCCACTGTATGAGCCAGCTCACGAGTGCCGACTTACCAATCCCCCGACCTGAGCTAACTGCCTTACGCAGTACGGACATATCCATCCGACCCTTGTTCATCTTAATATGAAATGCTATCGACCGTAACACCTTCCTCTGCCATGTACGAGGTCCTTTAAACCGCGCTAGAGGCGTGTTCTCCACTCCCCATGGGTAAATGAACATTACGAAGGCTTCAGGGTCATTAGCAAGGTCGTCAGTCCATAACTGAGTCATTAATGCCTGCTCTTCAGAAGGACTATATATCGGTTTCTGCATCATCTAACTCCTTATACGACGCGTCTATCGTGACCCGTTCTCTGGCCTCTTTAAGGGCATTGGTAATACTAATAACCCCATTCATCTCAATCTGTTTAATCTCACCATAACGTTTCTTGTTCCATATCCCTAGTAACCACTTGCGAGTGTTAATGCGGAGTGTGGAACGCTGCACGTCTTCCATGGAGTCAGTTCCATCTGATATCTCAATCATCTCAGCAGCAATCATCTCAGCCCCTATTTCAAGCGCTTCATGATACGCTTCCTTACGAGTGGGATCTTTCAAGACCCATTTAATAAATTTAGATTCTTTGAATTCACGGGGGTCATCTTCAAAGATAGTCTTAAGGGATTTACCCTCTGCCAATTGGTCTAGGACCCTTTCGAATGAAGAGTCAAATTGCGTTTCCATTATTTCATTTTTAAGTTTAGTAAGTTGGAGGTTGGCAGGTATAGGAGGTGGGGTTGGATGTAACCACTCAGGTATTGGAACAGGAGTGGATAGGGGGATATCTATCGATTTAATATTCCACTTAGGTGTAATAGAGGATGCGGTGGTTATTGGGGGTAATGATGGTAATGAGTAAGCGGGGGGATGGTTCATAGTGGTTTTGGTTGGTTAATGACGATTGTTTAAAATTAGGTCACTAGGGTCAAAAAATAAAAAAATTTACTGAGGTATCTAAGCCAGTGCAATCACCTTTTGCGTCGGCCCTACCCCCTCCCCATGCACTCAAATGACTCAGTGAGGCTATCACCTAGTGAGTTAGTTAGTCAATAGGGCTTGGTGATTCAATTGGGTCAATAGGTAGTGAAGGTGTCAGTGAGTCACGGGATTTCATGTCATTACTCACTGACTAACTCATTGTATCATGGGCCATTATTAGTGTCAAACGATTGGTATTATGGCCCATGATACAGGGATTTATTGGGTCCAACGACTCATTATTTTGAGCGTGGCATGTCTTAAAGTGGCTAGAAGTGTGCGTGGAATCCACAAAGTCCACATATTTTTATGAGTTATCCACAGGGTGACACAAAAACAACGCGTTTTTTTGCCCTGTGGATAACTACCGTGTGTCCGAATAGTCAGAAGTGGTGGACTTTGTGGAACTTTGTGCCTATTTCAGTGGTTTTTTTGACAAAGTGCCACAATCGCCACGAAAATCAGGGGTTTTTTTGGGTCAAAAATCAGGGTAAAAATTGGTCAACTTTCGAGGGTAGAATCCACACATTCCACAAGGTATTAATATATGGTATCACAGAGTCTACGCCACTTTAAGTAAATTATATGACCTATTTACTGTATTTTGTATTTTTACATATGTAAAACACGGTGTACTTTGTGGAACTTTGTGGAACTTTGAATCAATTGAATTATTACCCCCCATCGAATCAGTGACCCATTACCATTATAAACTAATGTAATTAATTGTTGACGGATGACAGTAATTGGTGATATAATTCGTTAGTCACTGAAACACGGGAACGATTGGAATAGGTGACACTTATTAGTCTTAGAATAAATATAGTTTTTAATCGAAAGGGATTTCACAAATGAACATTAAACTAACAACAGACCAAGCAATCGAGATATTGAATCACCATAACATCCCTCATCGTGTTGTAAGGGGTCTAATATGGGCTACAACGGGCCTTATCGTAAGAAGCATACCAATGAACCGTCATGAGTTAATGAAGATCGTAGAGGAGGCGTAGGGATGGAGGGTTTTTATCCTTTTGTATCGGATGGATTATTGGAAGTATTGTGGCAATGATTATTTTTAACGATTAAAAGGAAAATAAAATGACAACTGAAACATTCGAACAAAAAGTTAAACGTATTATTGACACTGATATTTTAGCTAATCAAACATCGCTAGTTAATGACCTTTTAGATATACCGAATGGTGAATTCACATACGACAATATCACTGGTATGTCATACACCGACGAAGAGTGTGAAGAGCAGGGTTTAGAAGAGGGTGAGTTTAAAGAGGTATTCCAATGGTTCCTAGTAACTGACTGGTTAGCGAACCGCCTAGATGAGATTAATGAACCATTGTTGCGTAATGATTACGGTCAATGGTGGGGTCGTACCTGTTGCGGTCAATCCATTGAATTAGACGGTACTATTCAGGCTATTATAAAGGGTATGGAATGAGAGAATTAACGCAAGTCTTTATAGAAGATGACCGAATGATTATTAAACAAGGCAATCAATCTATATGGGTAGCATTGTCCAAGATTAAGGAATTAAGAAAAGTATTGAAGAAAGTGCAAAAGGTGGTTAAAAATCAGTAAATACGTTGAAGAAATTGGATTATTAATCATTATCGTTGCATTATTGGCAATGATTAAAGAGTGCGTGGAAGAACATAGAAATTAAGAGGGACAACATGAAATATACATTAATTGCATTAGGATTTATCATCGCAAGCGTTTTAAGTTTCAATATGGCACTTTTATACACTCAATTCGAGACTAATACCGCGTTTAACCTAGGGTATGAATTAGGTAAAGGTGAGGTCGTGTTAAACCAATCAGACCACTACTTAGTAGACTTGGACAAGGTGAAACATAAATGAAATTAATTGAGGATGTTGCAGAGTTTGCTAGTGCAGTTTTAACGAATTGGTCATCTTCAGACGATAGTATAAGAGCGTCTATCACTAAGGTTTTGAATAAGTTGCCAGATCATGAGTGTAATTCATTTAGTTATTCAATTGATATGACGAGAACCACAATTGATAATGACTTATTTAAACCCCTTGTCCCTCTTGATTTAAACAACCACTACGATATCGGTGGAATATCTGAGCTAGAGGTCACTATTCGCAAGTTTCCTAAAGAATGGGTGCTAGGGTGGTGCGTATTGAACAGTCGCAAGTATACCGGACGTTGCAACTACAAAGGATCATTAAAGCGCGATTTGCAAAAGAATGATGACTACAGCCGTTGGGCTTCTAATATTGCGTCCTATGAGGGTATATGGCCCCCCTCAGACGTAATGGGTGAGATTATCAACAAGGGTAAGGCATGACTTCAGAAATAGTTAAAATAACCATTCTCCATGAACCAGCTGGCACGTTTAAATATACCAGGTTCAAGGATGGTACAGGAATGCGTCATCAAATCGATAGAGATACCGGTGATATAATTGGTGATATTGAGTATTTACCTGTTAAGTGGAAACAGTATCAAAGTGTTCTAAAGGGTCATTTAGTTCATGCGCTTCAGTGGAAAGGGATTGACGATCGTACGAGTTACGTGGAGTTACGTGAATTCACTGAAACCAATTTGGATTTATATTTAGGCTATTTAATCATTTTGTTTAGTAATCGTGAGGTTATATTGCGAGTTGGTGATTATCTGTTAAAAGATGAGGACGGTTTGGTATGGTCGTGTCCAAAAGAAATGTTTAAGGTTTTATATAGAGAGGTGAATTAATGAGTCGTGTTGCTATAGAAAGATATCATCACGTCTACCGAACCAATGCCGATAAAAATGGGATAGTTTTTATTAAAATTGGACTATCAACCAGTGAGAAACGCCCTAGGACCTATGATTTATGTGATCGAATCGTAATGGATAAAAAATGCAAATCAGTAGTGGAAGCAATCGAATATATTAACAATTTTTTAAAAAGGAGATCAGTTGCTAAATAAAAGAATATCCTTACCCACCGAAGTGGAAAACGATATTCGCGCCCAAGTTCAGTTTACAGTGATCCACTATAAAAAATTTATAAATTGTCCATTTGAGAGGGGAGATTCATTTAGCGAAGTAAGGGATTTTTTAAAAGCCCATCGTAGGGACAAAGTCTATCAGGCTCGAATTATTGAAGTGTTTACCGAGACTGTTATTGATTCAACCTGGTTGAACCTACCTCAAAAACCCATGAAGGTGAACATTGATCGAGCTATGAAAACACAAGAATTACTATTGAGGTTGGCGAAATGAAAAGAGAAGAAATTAAATGACTAACCTGCACCACGATGCACGCAGCCTAGGTAAATATATCGGAATGCCGGTTAAATTTGAACATGAGGGTTATATAAGTGGCCCGAGTGGAAGTTGGGTGGAATTTAATTTAGATCATTATATTTTAGATTCATTTAAACCGTCTCCTGATTTTAAAATTATCGAATGGATGACTTGCAGGATGTATTCCACCCTCGATAAGAATTATTACGAGGAGATATCAGGAGGGCCTATAACTACTGTCTCCCCAATCCTAAAACCCTACACCGCCCTCATAACGCCCATGATGCACAATGGGGTGGAGATTGTGCCTGCTAACTATTTATATGGGTACCATGAGATATGGCATTTCCATAATGATTATATTATTGGAAGATTTACTGAATTGCGATTTGTAATAAGTATTTATAAGGATTTTGAGAGTTCATTAAATGAAGAATTAAGGCGGTATGCTTTAAAAAATTCCATGCTCATGCAAGAGCGTCTCCTCGAACTAGGCTTCGGTGCCATCGAGTGTAAAGAGTCGCCTACTGGGTGGATAAGTGTACATGATGGGAAAATATGTGAGGTATCGAACGATGTACGCTAGTCCTATTACAAATGTTAAAAGCGCTAGAAAAAATTATCATTGTGATTGGTGTTACGAATTAATTTTAGTCGGTGATTCATACCAGAGATACACATGGTTTGACGGGGGAGCATCTGAAATCAAGATGCACCCTGAATGCATGGAAGCATCTTCTGAGTACTGCTATGAGAATGGAGATGGTGGTTATTGCGAATTACCGGATAGAGGCAATATGAGACGTGGTTGTTTTTGTGGGGAGCGAGAAGAGATATGCGAGTGTCATAAAATTACAAAAAGAATTTGTGAGGCGGAGATATGAACAAGCGACAACGTAAAAAACAATATAAAAAACGTTTTTACCAAAATATCAAAATTAATGTCATGAATATGGCCAAAATGTTCAGTGGAAAATGTAAATTCAACCAAGACATAAGCGCTTGGAACACTGCTGGGATAAAATATATTGTTAAAAGAATGTGAGGTGGAGAGATAAATGGATAATATATCAGGTCCAGATAATGAAGAGAGGCCTAATTACCAAGCTATTTTTGATAAGGTTATAAATCAATTGCCCATCGATATCACCCATAAAGAAATCAAAATGACCAAAATATTCGCACCTAAGATCACGCCGGGGGAGTGGAGTCTAAGGCCCGCTTACTCCTTTCGGAATGAAATATCAGGAATGCATTTAATGGCAGATAATGAATGGCTGGCTAACTCCATTCAAGGGGATGACAACGCGAGAGCTTTTTTAGCCCTCCCCCACCTTTTAAAAGTGCTTGGTGCGGCTAGGGAATTAAAGAGGGTTTTTATTGATTATGACACTACTTATAAATTCAATAATATTGAAGAAACTGAGTGCGTAAATGAGCTGTTTTTAAGCATTGATGAATTGGACGATACATTTGGAACTGAACAATGAAACAATTTAAAAATTGCAAATGTGGAACTCAGCCTGAAATTCAGGTTTATACGGGCTCTCAATCTTTGGGCCCCAATCGTAATTTATACGTTCTGCAATGTACTAACTGTAAAAAATCAACTAATGAGCACTCTTTGCTATTGAATGCTATTTTAGAATGGGCGGAGATTAATAAATGAAATGGCAACCAATCGATAGTGCTCCTAAAAATAAAGAAATTTTAATATATGGGTTTAATGGTCCAATAAAAGACATAACTATTGCAGAATACAATGATAACCCGCGTGTAATGGGATGGGATTGTGTAAAGACAGGGGATGTATATCACCCTACCCACTGGATTCCATTACCTAAACCGCCGAAGAGAGGAAAACTAAATGAATTATAAACATATATCAATCACGCTAGGGGATGCCATGCTTAGTGCGCTTACTGAGTATTTAGACTGGTTAGAAGGGAAGAAGAAATAATGCGTTCTAACATACCAAAAATTAATCTGACCATAATGAGAGAACTCATTCGAAAGGAGTTTACCGCAAAGCAATTATCCACCTATTTCGGATGTACCACCCCTAATGTGTATGCATTTGCCAAGCGTAATGGGGTTAAACTTTGTTATAAGTATAGGATAAATCGATGATTGGAAAACTACTAGGCTTTTTCGCCCAGAAGACCGATGATAATGTGTGGACAAGACCTCTCCCCCCTACATTCCCCGAACCTGAAGATTTGAAACGATGCCCTGTTTGTCATAATCATGAATCGCTTTTGTATAAATCAGGTAGAGTTCAATATAACACCTGTGGAGAGTCATGGATAATGGATTCTCAAATAGTTTGCGGTTGTGGTTTTAAGGGACCTATTGGATATTGCACAGCTAGAGAAAGGTCCATTAGATGGAATCAGGAAGTAGATCGTCAGAATTGTCAATTAAAAGGAGATTTATATTGGATTTGATTAGACGATTATTGTGTTGGTTGGGGTTTCATAAAGTACGGGCAAAACTGCACGATTTAGAATTTTGTGCGTTCTGCGATAGTAAGTATTTTACATTTAAAGGAGATCCTTTTTAATGAACAACAACATCGACCTATGGAGCTATTTCGCGGGACAGGCTTTGAATGGGATTTTATCCAGACTTCAACATATGAGAGGTGAACCTAACAAAAATACAGTATCTAAAGAGGCTGCTTGGCATGCTGATTATATGATGGAAGAGTGGAAGAAGAGGCAACCTAATCCTACTGATAAGTTGAAGGAATACCTAGATGAACAACGATATTTAGAAGAACTAAGGGAAAAGAGATAATGTTTATACCCATGTGGATAGTCGTAATAATTGTTATATTTTTAATATTGAGGTAATAAAATGTTAAAATCGAAGTTGATAAATCGTATTAAATGTTTGATCTTTGGTCATGTGAAACATAACCCTTCTTGCGAAGTGGTGGTCAATGACATGCACACTCGACTTGTCGGCGTTAATAACGCTATGAGAATGAGATTGTTTATATGTCCTAGATGTTACGGGGTATCAGTGAGTAATTTTTTAAAAAATAGAGTGATTAGGAATGTATCATGAAGGACGGATTTTATCCCGTCCCACATGCGAGTGATGTGTGGGGCACATTGGGGTTGATTATATCAGTTAAAGATATGCCTCTTCAACCCCAATCAAAGTATTCAAAGTTTAACTTGCTTAATTAATCCTTCAATATACGTTTCCACTTTTTTATCAGAAACTTTAATAGTAGGGGTGATGGACTGAGTAAATTTCACAGCTTCTTTTAGCTTATCTTCATTCGATAGGTTGGGAAGATTTTGCTCAACTGCATTTATTGCAATAGTAGCCGCTTGTTGTAAGTTCTCATCTTTAATTTTAGATACAATGGCAGTCTTAATCTCATTTACCATCCAAAGAATTAATGCACTACCTATCGATAATAGACCTGATACTAGAATTTCTTTCATATTTGCGCCATCTCCTTTAAATAAGATTTGTGATATTCCAATAACCCTAAACAATGAGCTAAGGGGACATAAAACTGGCCCAAAATGCGCTTAACGGCTTATCCCGAATAGTGGGGAGCGGTTAGAGGCGCGGCCAGTGTGTTAAACCACCAGGGAGAAAGGGGGATGTCAAAACCTGGTGGAAGGGGTATGTTACTAGAAAACGTTACTTATTGTCTAATCGCTCGTGAGTTGTGATCTTTTTAATATACTTGATAACCCAAGCACTGACGGCAGGGCGCGATATGTTCCGCTCTTTTGCAATTTGGGTAATAGTTTTACCTGCATCTAAATCAGTTTCGATACCTGTAGTATCCCATTCAATTGGTCTGGCCATATTTACAACTCTCCTCTTTTAAAAGAAAGATTATAGCATTTGTCATGAATCTTTAACATACCCTTCAACTTTAATGTTGAACCCCGGCATCTCATCCATTCGACGTTGTTTAGCGTTCATTACTTCAATTCGTCGGTCTTTGTGTTTCTCAGCAATTCGAGAGCTTACAATCCATTGAGCAGACCCTTTGCGACGGTTACTAACTTCATCCACTCGAACCACCCAATCAGACGCTTCTAGCATAGCCATATGGTCCATGATGAGCTGGTCGTGATGATGAGGGTTAATATCATCAAGTATTCTCCACGCTCTTTTCTTAATCAATGACATTTCAATAACTTCACGATGAGAGTAGTGCATAACGAAGTCGTTCAACCAAGTTTCAAATGATGAAATACCACCAATTTCTGAGAACGCGTATCGTAAGGAAGGGACGATGAAAGATTTTACAATTTGAACCACTCGTTCAACGATTTGAGGTTTCACCTCTACTGAATAGGGATCTTCAATCATGTGAAAAATTAATATCAAACGACCACATGTTCCCTCTAATTTACCGAATGCAGTCATGAAAACATCTGACGACTGAAGAAGTCGCTCATCTTTACGTTTCACCTGATACCACTGTTGGAATTCACGGAATACGTTGTAACTCTGTTCACTAAGTACGTACTTCATGGTGGGTAGAGAGAATACATTTCTAACGATGTTGTTCCATTGACCGGTATTAAGCAAAAACTCAGGAACTGGCTCAGGCATTCTGTAGTTGTCGGTAAGGACCACTGGTAAGAATCGTTGAAGAAGACCGTCCCCTGCCAAGGCACTAAGCGATTTTCTAAAAATAGCTGGTTGGATATTACCAAGAATACTGACTGCCATGTTCTCGACGTGAAATGACCCTCCCGATACTCGATCCATTTTGTACGGCTCACTCTCGTAACTGACTACCCATGATGATCGATCCTCACCACTGTTTTTCTCTACCATCTTTTTAACCCAGCTATTCATCTCATCCATAGAGCACAATACTCCACGGGGCCTACTGACTAACTCTCGAACGAGTTTCTGAGAAGTGATGTCGAATACAGTCAATCGTAATGGAACTGGTGCCTCAGGTATTTCAGGAACATCCGGCAGCATCGTATAGTCTTTTTGAGACATGATGAAATCAGAGCTGCCCGACGCAGCAAGAAACGCTTTTTTGGCACTAGCATGGGCAGCCTCAAGTGCTTCCCATTCAAGGAATTTTTTTCTAAAGTCGGGATGGTCTTCTGCCTCGATTTCACCTAATATTTTCAACATGGGTTTAGTACCAGGTGATTTTTTACCCCCTGGCTCACCGATAACCATGAGCCATAGAATAGGTGGTACCAGGAACCCTGGTGCTAGCTCTAACCGAGTGCGAGCGTCAGCTACAGCACATATCGCAGCTAATCCTGCCCAAAGGGAAGCTAGTGGATCTCCACCTGTTGAATGGCTGAGTTGTTCTGCCCGTGACGCCAGTTTACGTGGCCACAGGTCCAGATCCACTTTTGGCGGTGCCATCCGTAGGTTATAGGTAAGATTCAAGTCAGGAAGGTTATCTGACCCTTCATCTTTGAAGAACTTAAAGATGTCCCGTCCTTCTAATCGCCATCCGTTCTTAAAGGCTAGTTGGAATATACTGCGAGGGGTAATCAGGTGATTCTTATCGATCTTGAATGAATGCCATTGACTCACGATTTCCTTATGACCAGGGTATTTAACTTCATCTTTTTGAGACCATTCGTCCCATACTTTCAAAGCGTCTTCATACTGTTTAAACGAAGACCCATACCAATGGAGAGCCATGCCAATACGAATCCACTCATCACGCCCTATTGAAGAACTGATATATGTTAAAGCGTATTTGATATCCTCTAACGAGTAGTCATCATCAGTAGACGTGACAGTTGGCATTATCTCGTTAGGGTGAAGGGAAACAGTCTCAGCCAGTTCTTTCCAATATGTGAGTAATTCATCAGGTATTAAAGGGAGGTTTTTCCAATCCCCTCTCCACTCATATGGTTTTTTAGTATCGGGGTGAATAGAAGGGGGAAGAACATCTTGAACTGTTAGACCGTTATGAGTGGCACATCGTAATTCGAAGATAGTTTCGTTCATGTGGTTTATTTTTTTAGAAGGAAGAATCACATCTTCTGGCATTTTATAAAGTAGTTTTGCTCTATTAGGTTTTCCAGATAAAACAAAAACCGCATCTTCTTTTTTCATTAATTTAGATAAATCAATTTCATGCTTCATTAATTCATCGTAAGCATTGTTCATATTATCAATATCTAATGCCATTGTTCCCGAGTAGGCATGTGCAAGTCCTACTCCAAAACCATTAGGCAGCTTGTCTTCAGATGTTAAGCAGTTTTCCAATTGATTCCAACTTTTATTAAATGGTCCTTTTGAGTTA